TCGCAGATGCAGCAGCAGCAGTCGAGAGGGGGATGATTGAAAGCATATCAATCTTACCAAGACCAATCCACTCCTCTCGGCCGCGCGTTTGCGTAGTCGCAACAACAAAGTCATTTGGCCAAGCGAAAGGCAAGACCATCTCAGCAGAATTGGATATTTGTGGATAAAGCCAAACATGGGGTCGCTGAATCATAGCGGATTGCTTCACTATGTCATTAACACCCATAATGGAATCGTCAATATATCCTCCAGATATGTCACGGGTTTCATTGTGTATCTCGCCACCAACAGGTGTTGTCGGCCAGAACAGAGCAGAAGTCGGGGTGTAATTACCAGTGAGTGGTTTATAACTAAAAAGAAAAGCTCCATATTGAAAGGGCGTCGCGTTGATGACAAACTTCAATCGGAGATTTGCTTTCCACTTACCAAAATTACGCGCTTTATCGGACACGATTGGCAAAGACATATAATCACGCCAAGGGAACAACTGGTAATTCAGAGTTCCACCCTCGGAAATATTTATAGTCTTGATAAGAGCAGGTCGGGAAAAGAATTGAGATAGGGGACCTATCTCATCTGCACCACTAGAAGCGGTGGGATCTAAGGTTGTAGGAAGATTAACAACATCTTCCTCAACAGCTTCAACGAAATTTAAAAATTGTGCAGGCGGTTTACAGCACGGGACAACCCAAGTACCCGTGCAGTGGTCGATTTCAAGGTTTACCCCATGAGGGGCAACCAATACTCTGTCTGGTCCTCTCTCTGATGTGAAATCAATATCAGATAAGTAACTACCAAACAAAGTAGGATAGCAAAGGGGAAAATACTCTTCCCAATCGCAATGCTTATAAGGCAAACAATAAGTTGTCGCACACAACTGGAGCAACCCAATGTATTGATTATAAACATCACGGCCGTGGAAGAATAATTCATTTCGAGCAGTAATTAAAGAAGAAGCAGCCAAATCCATGGAGGACACAACTGCACTCTTCGACGAAATGATGAGAATCTTAAAGATGCTCTTAAGCTCAAGAGGTGCAAGAACAACACGAGTGCCATTAAAAATGATCTCAGTGAATTGGCGCTTAAAGAACTCGATATCATCAGTCGTAAGGTAAGGACGAGAAACAGAGGACTTATCAGGCATGGTATAAATTATGCCAAGATCAGCCAACTGATCCTGAAGATCACAATGACTAAAGTTTGGAGAACCTTGGGCAAACAAATTATCGTCACCATAAGTGACAAGCCTAAGATCATCAAACAGGTCGAAGGAACCATGTTTCTTCAGAAAAGCATAGCGAATATACAAGGAGTTAGCGATACAATTAACAACAACAGTAAGGGGATGGCCCGAGGGATTGCCAACAAAAAATCTGGCTAAATCACCCCGGAACTCAACAATGGGATTTACAATATCCTCCATCATCCCATACATGTCATTGATCTCACTGGGACTAAACCGCTCAGATGCTACACAAATGTTGATAACAATCACAAATGCGCAGCGAGTCACAAATTGATGCATACCCTTATCATAAGCTTTATAGTCACCACCGACAAAATAAGATCGAGAACCAAAATAATCATATAGGTCAGCCCAATCAGTCTTTTGCGCGGCGATAGATACTCCAGATTCGAAACAAAAACGGAATTTTTGGAAGAGGCGCACGAAGCTCAGAAATCGCATGCGGATAGCTAAAGTGAAGTCAATTGGAGAACCAACAAACACTCGAATTTTGCCAATCACAAGTTTTTCTGGACTAATTGCTTCATCTTTCAAATGGGAGCAAAAGACCGGGAACGCACGTTTGTTCAACTTATAGCGACCAAATATGGAATCAACTCGGCTGCGAACAAAATCAGGAATCACACCTTTCAGCATAAACTCTGACTTTGAACAATACCAGGGAAAACCCATGCTTGTGTTATAGTTGACATGGTCAACATAATCCATGGAATCAATACCATCAGCAGCCTCATCAATCGAGAAGGAGCCTAAGTATTTCTTCCAATCGACTCTCAAGGCGTTGAGCCGAGTGTAACACTGCTGTTCGTAATGGCGCACACATTGTGTCATGACACCAATATCAAACAGACCACGCACAGACTCGAACTCAGCCAAAGCCAACTTCCAAGGTTCACGATTGAAGACTGGGGGAACTTTATCACAAGTCACACCTTTTTCATTCCAAAAGGACTTTGTAATGTGATAAGTCACCTTTGATCTTCGGCAGAAAGACACATACGAAGAAGAGCCAAGTGGTAAAATATTTTGACTCTCCACTGAGCGCAACAGGGAATTCTTATGCAGAGGTAGGATGGACAACACCTTTGAGTGCGGAACAGAGGGCAAATCAAACCCTTCAAT